GTGTGGTGTGGGTCATTTGATTCTTAAAGGTGAACCTGAGTATGGTCAGCCTATAGGTACTGATGTATCTGAGGAACGTGTGCGCCAGCTATTTGCTTTAGACATTGCTGTTACTGTAGAAGACTGCAAGATACTCTACCCAACATGGGATAGCATGAGTGATGAGCTGCATCATATACTTTGTAACCTTATGTTCAATATGGGACGCCCTAGAATGAGCAGGTTTAAAAAGTTTATTGCGGCTATCGAAGCCGAGGATTATGAGACTGCTGGGGCTGAGTTAAAAGATAGTAGGTATTACGAGCAGGTAACTAACAGAGCAGATCGTTTAATTGATCGTCTTCATATGCTGGCAATTCCATTCTAGCTATTCAATAAACTCTTTCTCGACATGTGTTGATCTTTGGAAATACACAATGTCATCACATGAATCTCTGTGTGTAATATCGTCTGCAAAAGCATTGTCAGGAAGCATGGCTGAGTTTTTAGCCCAGCCCTCCTTAGCCTTTACTCTGTCTGCTATGTCGTGATGACTTACGCCTTTAGACTGAATCTGGTTTAACTTTTCGTATCTTCTTATTTTAAAATTAACACCAGTCATCTAAGCCTCATTAAAGTATATGTGTCTAAAATCATCACAGCCTCTAGCTGTAAAACGGAACAGACATGCTACATCATGTTTGTCTCCAACCCACTTCACATCGTCAGTTAATTTTTCGATAGAAGTTTCTGGCTGTTTGTCGTTTCCGTCTTCATCAGCCCCAAGTAATAGGCCAGCCCCTGCAAGCGGTGTAGGAAAGTTTCTGTGAATCCAGAAATACTGCTTTTCTTTAAAAAGTCCATAATCGTCAATATAAGCACCTTCCCCATTGTCATACAGACGAGCAATGTCGAAAGTATCTGCGTCAATGAGTTTATAAATATGCTTAAAGTTACCATTGTATTCTACTTCCTTGATTGCTTGGTTTTTGGGATCTATCAAAATGGATTTCATAAGTTTCTCCAATGTGAATGGTTAAAGATAAAAGTTGGACATAGGATTTATGTCTGCACTCCCTGCACCCTAAAGCTCCTCGACACTCTCCCTGTCGGGGGGCTTCTTTATTTTTGTAAGAAATTTGTAACTAGATTAAGCCAAGTATTGTTTAATTAGGCTAAATGTGTTTAGATATCTAATCACTAGCCAGACTCGGCAGTGGTGGGGGGAAAGGCCGGTAATCCTTAGTACATAAGGGTTTCCGGTTTTTCTTTATGTAATGAAATTGGAGCGGGTGAAGAGATTCGAACTCTCGACCCCAACCTTGGCAAGGTTATTGGCTTCATACATAACCCATTGATATTGTTATACGGATATCTAGCCACTTAGATTTTTGTAAGATTCTTGTAATCAGCCATACTCAGGATGTCCCTGCTGATTGTCCTGTTTTTCGTTAATGCAGTGACATTCTCCATTTTTTTGTTCTCGGTAATTGCATTTTTCTTTTTCACATGGATCACCAAAAAATGGTTCGTTTTTGTCAGTAACTAAAACATAAAACTGATTCTCTTTTTCATCTCCAATAAAAACTTCTTCTGCTTCCCAGCCACATTTGTTAGCGTCAACTTCAATCATATGTAAAACATGGTCTTTTAATTTATAAGCATTGTGATATTCCCAATCAATTCTTGCCATTTTAATTCTCCTAAATAAAATGACCCCCTAGCAGAAGTAATAAGACGAGGTCGGGGGTCAGAACCTCGAATTAGCGGTAGATTCAAATTTTCATACAAGTTAGTCAAACCTGTTTGGACGTTTGCCTTTCTCTGTTGAACACTACTTGTTATACCATTAGAAATCCGAAACCGGACGTCACGGGTACATTAAACTTTCCCCACCACTGCTGTGATGGTTAGTCTAATCTGTTAATTGCGTCTGAAAGGCTATCTGGATTTAACTGTACGTAACGTGACACTGAACTAGCAGAACGCCAGCCGCCTAAAGCCATAAGCTCGTAAGTGTTTGCACCTTTTAATGCCATATTGCTTGCCCAATGTGATCGCCAGTTATGGACTTTGAAATTGGAGATCCCTGTTTGTTTAAGAGCTGTCGTATGAGCAGTTTTAATTGGTGATCCATTTGGCTTGTGGATATACGCATAAGGTTTACCAGATGGTGTGACAAATATGTGGCCTGATCGTTCTCTATTAATACCCCTGATAACTTCAAAGACTCTTTTGTGCATAGGGATGCTTCTAAAATGACCGTTTTTGGTTTTCCAGATATTGATTCTCCTGTTATCCAGGTCAATGTCGGACCATTGAAGACGTAAGGCCTCTCCAACTCTGCAACCTTGAAAACATAACGTAGTAATAAGGGGTTTAAGTAAAAGGTTGTATCCATCAATCATTCTTTCTTGTTCGTCCAAGTTTAGATAACGTGGAGGAGCTGAGACTACTTCTTTAAGAGGGATACTATTTATATGTTGATGAGGCGTGTTTGACTTGGCGTAATTAAGTATTGCTCTCATATTAGATCTGTACCTGTTACAGGTATCAGGCACTCGACCTTTAAGATTGGTCGCACAAAAATCATTCCACAAGTCGCCGTTAATTTTAGACAACAAAGTTGTTTCAAAATACTCGTTGATTACTTCGATACGTCTAGCATCTTCTGGATGTATTGAGTCTTTGCTTTTTGCATAACTAACGCTGGCTTCATAAAATGTTATGTCAGCTTGCTTGGACTCGACAGTATCTAAATGTCTTTTGAAGTTTTCAAACCATACCTCTGCGTCTTTTCTTTTAACGCACTTTGTAGACTCTCTGTAGATTGTGGATTTGCCTTCTGGCGTTTTGTGTGTGCCTGTTGCGTACCAGTAAGGCGATCCTGAAATTTTGTTAAGTTTGAGCATTCCCTAATTCTCCCCAAGAAATCATTCATACAGCTTTCCGTAACAAGTATTGACTGCCCTAAAGGATAGAACTCAATGCCATGTTTATGAAACTGTCTTTTGATATTTCTTCTGGAATTAGAAGTTTGCTCTTGGCTTAAAAACTCAAGAGCGTCTATCAGCTTCGGCAACGTTCCTTTTGCCATAGTAGCACTCCACACAATGTAGTATCCCATCACCATAAACAACAAAGTAAGGTGTGTAGTTGTTACACGCCTCACAATGTTGTGAACGTCCTGTGCGGTCTTTATGCCGCTTGCTTGGTTTCTTGCGCTGCAATACGACTCTTTGCGTTTGTATATGATTTACGAAGATCAGCTTTCTCAGGCTCTGTAAGACGCTTGATTAAGTCAGTCTCTGCTTTGAAGATCTGATCGCAGTCTTCTTTGGTCTTTGAGTTAGCAAGAAGATTGATGATGCGATTGATGTCATCACCATGATCGCCCATAACAGGAAGATCTTCACCAGCATAAAGTGATAAGCCAAGACCGTGATAAGCAAGGCATTTTACAAGCGCACGTTGTAGTGCGGTGTTTACTGCCATACTGTCAGGGTGAGTTATTGACTGATTATTATTGTCAGACACAGGAAATATCTCTGACTGTGTGTTGTCTTCGATAGTTACACTGACCTCAACATATGTATGACCTTTAGTGTCACGCATAAAAGGTAGAGGGTTGTCTTGGTTGTCGTTGAATGTGTGCTTTACGAAAGTAGCATTTGGAAACTTCTGCTTGACCAATGCCCAAGCCCATGCCCAAGAAACGAAACTAAACTTACCCTTCTTATCTATATGCCCAGAGCAATCTACGTTTGCAAGAATCTCGAATGTTGTTTTAGCCTGTGCCATTTTTTAATACCTCCATTTCAGGTTTACTTACTGGTCTTTTGTTCCAATCCATGTACCAGCTAATCATCATCTGAATGACCTGACGCTGTGACAGGGTTGTTCCTAATTTTGATTCCAGACCATCTTTAATCTCATCAATGTCATTTGAAGTTTGTTCTGGAATATTGATGACTTTATTGCTCATCTGTTTTGGCTTCCTTCGGTGCAATGTGTTTAAGAGTTAGGGTGTTGGACTTAGACCGAGTGACACGAATGGTATGACCATCCAGATTGCCACCCATGTCGTAGTCCATCTGCTTGCACTTCTCCGGCAGTAGATCCTTGAACACAATCTTTGCTAGATTGGATTCTTCTGTGGCCTTTTTGGCTTCTATTATTTGCTGACCGCCAAGGTTAAGGATTGCTAAAGTTTGCTCATCCAGATCCATGTTGCGGGTGTTTGTAACGAACATATCTGACCAGACAGGAGGTAACATGAACTCCATATCGTCAGGCTTTTCGTCATCCATAAGCCATTTGTAAAATTTAGTGGCTTGGATTTTGTACTGTTCAATCCATTCTTCATCACGTTTTACTTTGCGCCATTCAAGCCTTGCTCTGACGCCAAAGAAAACTGGAAGCCATAGATATTCTGTTTCTGTAACAAGCATGTGATGCTGGCATTGAGGGGCGTACAAGTCGCCCAGCTCATCCATAGTCATAAAGCCCCAATGAGTCTTGGCCTCTATGACATGGCCTGTGACAGCCATAGCATCTGTTGTCGAGTGCATGAATAGATTGTCATAGCCAACTCCACGATTACGTATTGTTACTTTTGCCAGCTTGGTAAACTGGTCAAGAACAAAACTTTCCATGTGATTGCCAGCATCAATACGAAGTCGAGCATTTTTATCAAACTCAATAGACTCACCATTGCGCTTTTGAAGAATAAGATTTTCCCAAGCGTAAACATCCGACTCATAAATAGTTTTGGCGTCCGACGAGCCAATGTATGTTCTACGTTGTTCAAGCTGCTTTGCTGTCAATGACATGTGGAGTCTCCTTGTGTGGGATTGAATCATCAAGTTCTGTTTGATCTGGGTACTCTGGATTTAGCGCATTCCAACTTGACCAACTGACATGTAAAAATTTGTCGTAATCAAATCTGTTATTTTCTGAAAATTCCTTGACTAAGTTTGCAAAGTGTTCGCCTCTGCCAGCTTGGATTAAAGGTGCTATATCTTCTGCTAGCCACCTGAAGTGTTGTTTAGTTAATTTTGGCATACAAACCTCCATATGTTTAGATATCTAGCCATTAATGACCAAAAAAAGGAGCAATTGGCTTGCTCTTTTGAGAAGATATTTATCTATTTGTTGCTAATTACCTGCATTACACGACCCAATACATCTACTAATCCTATGTCTAAAGTGTCGTATTTCTTGCTCGATCTAGCAATTAAGAAATGTTCTTGTATTTCATATACAGCGATTGTTTTTGTGGTTTTGATAAGCAAATCATCGCCTGACGTATATTCCACATCAGGATCTACCACTACAATGTCACCTTTTCTATAGCCGGACATATCCATTGTATCCCAGCTCACTGGTATTGCGAAAGCATTGGCTCCAAACTCACCAAACGCATTAAAGTTGTTACCTGTTGGCACAAGATTCCCCTTTTTCGTACCCATGATCTTCAATATCACTGGCTTTATTTTAAGTGAATCATCAACTGCGTAGAGTTCAGGAAAAGTACCACAAACAGAAGATAATTTAGCGATTATAGTAGCTGACAAAACCCATGGCTTTTCATTTATAAATCTCTGAAGCGTTGAAGGCGCAATTCCAGATTTCAAAGCCCATTGTCTAGCTGACCAATTGTTTTGCTCAAGAGTTGTTACAACCCATTTGTGAACTATTTCCAAAGTATTTGATGGCATTTGCTTCTCCCCAAAAGCCAAAATTATAATTTACGAATCTTCTACCGTTATTACCTGTTAAAGGCTTGTAAGTTGTATTTAGTGGCGGTGCTGTAGGTTGGTCACACCACGAAGTAGCTCTATTTGGGTTTGAGCCATAGATAAGACCGGGCTGTAACCTTTGACCCTTAGCATTTCTAGCAACTAATGTTTTATTTACAAACATTTTTTGTTTCCTCCCCATAATTATTTTTTACTGATAATAAATTCCATTAATCATTACAAAGATACATTCTATCATGATTAGATTTGTAGTCAATACATGCTAAATAAATAGTTAGTGTTGACAATGCCTAGATATGTAGGCATTAATTATAGCATGAGATCAGATCTAACATTTGCGGCAGACCTCATCGAGCAGTTTAGAAAACGCCGATATGAACTAGGCGTTTCTCAACCTGTTATTGATGAGAAAATTGGTGTTGCTCCTGGTCTTGTAGCTAAGTGGGAAACTGGGAACAGGAAGCCAACAGCGTTTAATTTGCATTGTTGGGCTGAAGCCCTCGGATGTCAAATTAGGTTGGAGATCAAAAATGAAGATATGCGGTATTGATCCGGGTCTGTCCGGTGGAATTGCGTTTATTGCTGGTGATTTTATAACAGCAGAACGTGTCCCAATTTTAAACGTAACTAAAGGCAAAAGCACCAAACGTTTTTTGGACGCTTGGTCTATAATGCGTATGATTGATGACCAAGAACCAGATCATATATTTATTGAAAAACAACAAGCAATGCCACGTCAAGGTCTGTCGAGTACATTCTCTACAGGTTTTGGCTATGGATTATATATTGGTTTGCTGGTTGCGGCTCGTGTTCCATACACTGAGATAAGCCCTATCAAGTGGAAAAGAGATTTACAAGTTCCTGCTGATAAGGATGCTGCACGTAAGCGTGCTAGTGAAATACTCCCAGACGCTAGCGAACTCTGGCAACTCAAAAAAGATGATGGTTTGGCAGAGGCCGCATTGATAGCGTACTGGGGTGCTACTAGGTCAGGTGAAACTAGCCATTAGGAAACTTTGCTTCTTCTAAAGCGTCTTCCTCTGACCATTCGTCTGTTGACATAACGGCAAATGAATTACATTTAGGACAAGTTTCTGGGTATTTTTCAGAAGCCCAATGATGGTTGCAATTTCTACAGTCGAATGTCATGCCGCCTCCTGTTCTTGTTTAGCTTCCCATTCCATGTATGGATTGAAGTCAGGCTTCTCGTCAAGATGTTTTACTATTGCATCAATAAGATCACGTTTCTTGGGATTAACCTTACCAACAGCTTTGATGCCAAGATGATTATAAAGATCTTCTACCTGACCAATCTTGTACTTGTTAAGCCAATTAGCATCTGGCTTGAACCAGTTGATACAGTTGACAGGATCAAGACCAGTAACATCAATAAATTCTTTATCACGGGCTTGGCCTTTGTTAATTGAGCCAATTAGATAAGCGAACTTGAGCTTAGAGCGTACTGATTTGTCCATATTCATAATGTATTGAATTGAACTTGTACCATTAGCTTCATATTCTGCTTGATACTTGTCTTCCCATATTTTTATAAAAGCAGAAGATGCTGAGGCTGGTAAGTGTTCCGGCTCGTCATCAGTAGTAAATGCGTTTTGATGGTCAACATGAACTGTGCCGATGATACGATCACCAAACTGTGCATAACCACCTATGCGTCTTGCCAATAACATTGCATCTGTCATCTTGTCACAGAAATCATCACCAGACTTATCAAACAACATATTGCGAACATGTTCCAGATAGTAACCGTCAAGCAGTGTTTTCTGAGGCTTTGAATAATCTGTTGGTGTAAGAACTGGTGCTTCTATTTCACCTGATTCAATGGCTTCTTTTTCTTTTTGACGTTCCATATCTCTGTGAATATTTGTGTCATTGATTGTCAGTTTGTAATTGTGAGTTGTATAGGAAACAACACAAACACGATCTTGAATATCTACTTCTTCTGAACAACCATTGAGGCCACGGCATTCTGGTGCTTCCCAAGAATACTGATCCACAAGATAGATAACGTCTGCATAACCTTTTTGTCTCAATTCCTCTAACTTGGCTTCAATAGCTTCGTTTTGCAAAGCCTCAAACGGCTCTACGTTTGTGATGTAAGCACCATCACCAAACAAATCGACCTCAATGCCAAGATTGTCTGCAAGATGAGTTGTATCGAACATTGCGGCTGACAAAGGTATTTTGTAATTTGTCATTGAGCGTTTTACAAATTCAGGTGCTAGCTTGGTATCACCATAATTAACAAGCAAATCGTCTTGCTGTTTATGTGTGCCAAGAGTCAAAGCCATTGCAACACCTAGATTGAAATCACAATTGCGGAACATCTGTTTGGCAAGAGACGATAACTCAGACAGGGCTACACGCTGGTGTACCCATTTTGTGGTCTGACCAAATCTAGCGGCTACAGAGTCAAAGTCTTCTTCCCCACCACTGCATAGTTTGGTGATAACATCACACTGATCCAGAGGGTGCATGTCCTCACGCATCATATTAGCGTGGAGGCCAACCTCCTGATCGTTGTCTTTGATTGCAACGCAGTTGATTTTTTCTACAGATGACTTGCCATGTATTTTGGTCAATGCTTGTAGGCGACGGTTACCATCGATGACGTGGTATCCAGATCCATTCTTCATAACAACAAGATTGTGTAATAACCCTTGTGCTTTGATTGAGGCGACAAGTGCTTTTAGACCATCGCTGGATGCCTTGACCTGACGCACATTTTGCTTGGCAGGCTTTAGTTGATTAAGCGGTATTTGTAACATATAATCCTCCGAGTTGAGGGGGTGGGCTAGAAGTTCAACGCTCCGGCGCACCCCTTTAACACCAATATCTAAGCGGCGTTTTTCTTTTCTAATTTTTCTAAAAACTTTGTTTTCTGCTTGAGGCCGTCAAAGCTCTCAAATGTTGGTTTGCTATTTTCCAGTTCTTCATAGGTATGCGGATACCTATCTTGGTCATTAACATCAACGAACAGGCTTTCATCTGGCCAACAGGTTTTTATTGTTTCAATTTTAACCGAGCCTGTTGCTATGGCAGATATGAATGTTTTAAGAGCTGACTCATGTTCTTTGTCTGCTGTGATGACATGATTATTGTAATCAATTTTCATAAGCGTCTGCATTTAGTCCTCCATGATTTTGTCGGTGATCCAACGTGAAGTGAAAGCAACAGCCAGCCACAATGGGGCGGCAATTACTGATAGAACCAGTGTTGGGTTGACCCCAATACCGATAAGAAAAAGTATGATGATAAAAGTCAGCGTTAGATGCGTGGTAATAAACCACCCTAACCAATTGGCTTTTTTACTTATGAACGGCAGTTGCCGAAGACGATTTATCATTGATTAGACTCCCTTGAGGCGATGGTTTTGTTTTGTGATAGTCGCAGTCGTTACACATTTCTGAGACGACATCTGAGCCGGACGGATCGAACCAGTTTCTGGCGTAGTACCAGCCACTGTTCTTACATGTGCGGCACATCATGGAATTAATGAGCAACCTTGGCCGGGCAGTGCTTGCACGCCCACCATAAGAAATGCTCCACAAAGTAAGAATACTGTTAAGGCGTATGCTAATTGTTGAATTGCATATTTCATTTTAGCCTCCTCAATAGTGGTGGGGGAGGGAAACGAGGTGATGAAAACCCTCCCCCATCCGATCTAGGTGGTACGTCCTAGAACGGAATATCGTCATCCATCTTCACGCCAGCTACAGGAGCAGATGGTGTTTCTGAGGCATCACCGTCCTTGTTGGCAGACATGCGAAGAACCGAGCCAGAACCAGCTAGCTTGATCTTGAATGAACGTTGTTGTTGACCGTCCTTTTCGTAGGTTTCCTGTGTTGGAAAGCCTTGGACGTAAACAGTCGAGCCTTTCTTGATGTACGGCTCAATGATGTTAGACACGAGGCCCTTACCATTGCCGCCATCCCATGCTTCGACACGGAACCAGTGAGTGTTTTCTACTTTCTCACCTGATTTGTTTTTGTAATTCTCGTTGACTGCGATAGAGAAGTTAGCGACTTTTGTGCCGTTAACATCCTTGATCTCTGGGTCTGCACCGATATTACCTGATACTGTGATTTGAGCTATATTCATGAGTTTGACGTCCTTCCATTTGACGTTAAGGTTTTGACTGATCGGAAATGACCAGACACTTAGAAAACCATTGGCTTCCTAATTCTGAAATTCACATAGATGAGTGTAGGTTGGGGTTGAGGCGATTATTTAGTTGTAGGGATCACGTTACCTGCCCTACAGTGACAGAACTGACGACCTTGTTGCAACTGACGGTGTCTGCCTCTACGTAAGCTAACTAGCGAAAGGAACGAACCTAGTTAGCCTACAATTTAAACTGATTTGGCTTTATTGATATGTTGCATGGTTGAACCCGTTTCTTGGTGGTACGTTTACCCATTGCCAACGAAAACCATTTCTTTGCGGTTTCTTGCAACCCATTAGCTTTTTCATGCAATACAGAGCGATTGATATAATAGCTCCTGCTATTACTGCGGCCATCATTCCTGCGAATGTGCCAGCGAACATTATTATAAGAAGAAAGCTTGCTCCAATGTCTACAAACACGTCGAATGCTAGCACTTTTTTTATATCCAGTTTGAAAAGCATGAACAGTATTGCGATAGCTGAAGCCACGCCTGCTAGAATGTAAAAAATCATTTAACCGTCCCCCTTGGGCAATATTATTGTGTAACTTTTTCCAAGCAGTTTTAGTCCGTGAATATATCTTTTTTGACTTAACTATTCTTGGCTTTATCTTTTTAACAATCGAAACAAATGGGTTTCTTTGAACAGGTGTTTGTTTCTTTGTTTTTACTTTACGTTTTCTCATAACGTTCTCCTGTTTGAGGCGATGAAAAAGATCTTTGGGGACAGCTCTGATGTTTCAGAACTAGCTCCCAACCTCTGGACAAATGAAAGAGAGGAAGGACTAGCCCTCCCCTCTATGTAGTTATTTCTGGTCGTCCGGCAGCTCTACCAAGCCAATCTCCGTTGCCATCTGGTAGCAAAGCTCTGGATTGGAACGATAGGCTTCGATGGTGATGTGTCTGTTGCGTACATTCTTCCTGATTACTCTGGGAAGATCTTTCAGCGTGGTGTACTTGCCACCATTGAAAGAGAAGCCGGCATTGCTGATGATCTTTGGTCGTGCTTGATTCAGGATGACATGAAAGGCATTGTTAAGGTTAGCCCACTGCCTCCGCATCTTCATCATCTTTTCCTCTAGGTCTTCGATCTTGTTCTGGGTAAGCTCGATACCAACGTCACCACGTCTGGCTGTCGTCAACTCATTCTTGACGTTCATGGCCTGATCCTGGACATTGTCACGCATCTTCTCAAACATGCGAGGTAACTGATCTGCTAGCTTGGCAAGTATGATTACATCCTCGCCCTCGTCAAACATGTCAGCCAACGCAACAACACGCTTGGCGAACTCATCGTTCCACTGTTTCTGTCTATCGACAGGCTTGGACTCATCTGCTTGCAGTGCCTTGGCAATTGCATCCAAACGCTCTGTAGTGAACTCTGAGTTATCTAGTTCTTGATTTGTATCTTCTTGTAACATTTCAACGCTCCTATGATTGTCGGGGATGACCATGAAGATCACCCCCAAATACTTGGCTTCCTACTGCTGGTATGCAGTTTTCATTTGTATCAATTCCATGAGCCTGTCTTGGTCGCCAGACTCTGCCGCAATCTCTATATCGCACTGCAATATAGAAAGATCATCGTACCTATCGTAATCATGCTCCATACTTGCTTCGGTCTTGGCCTCCTCAAGCTGGATGACATGTTCGTGATGTGACACTACCAAGTCAGCTATAACTTCGTTTTCGTCTTTGAATAGTTCCAATTGTGTAGTCATGGTTCAACGCTCCATATTTGGTTTTAAGTTAAGACGCATACACGAGTCTGTACGCAATGACGGTTACACATTTCATGGCTCGCAGTTCGTCAATCCCCTTGCCGATAGGTAAATATTGTTTGGCTGGTATAATGATAAATGTCGTAAAGCTACGAGCCGCACCACTGTACGGCGACATCTGATTTATAGAGAGATGATCGCCAAAGAATATTTAGGGATTTACGAATCGAGACTAAATGTCACAATTTCACATTGTGGTACGGTACAGACTCGTGTGTGTGTGTTCTCAATGTGTGCGTAGAAACGAACGCAAGCTTGTCTTGCCAAGGTCGACCAAGACCTTTTCTGTAATAAGCGGTGGAACGG